GCTGACCTGTTCCGTTCCACACCACAGGTAGACAGAACGTCCCAGCCGGGCCGATTGTTCGACGGCAAAGGCAAGCGCAAAGGTTTCCGTATCGGCCATGCCTTTATCGAGATTTCGGAGGCCCGATGAGGGTCGGTTCACTTCGCCATAAGGAATATCCGCCACGACGGCGTCCACGCTCCCCGCCGGCAACTCCTTCATCACCTCCAGACAGTCGCCGCACGCAATAAGCGCCCGGCCGTCGCGGAACACATCTACCCACTCAGTCACAGTCTGACTCCCCTCACCTATCACCTGCACCATCTGCACCGTCCGCCCGGCGTCGCCGTCGGCTCAAGGGGCTGGGCGCATGACGAGCAGCGGCCCGGCGACGGCAACAACATGCCAAGCGCGTCGGCGCGAGCCCAGAAGTTTAGGTCTGTGCATAAGAGCCAGAGGCGCTTGTTGGCGTCGCGCCATGTCTGATACTTAAGAGGCATGGGGGCGGCGTTAATCACGCTGACTCCTGAGCGGCGGCGAACAGCCCCGGCTCGCCTGCTCGGTCGCTGCAGGCAAACATGGCTGCTGACCTTGTCCACTTCCGAATCAGAGCGTGCCAAGCGCGTGGAACCTTTCGGACTGGCTCATTCGGTCCGCGATAGAACATGGCGAAGGGCAGCCCGCCAATCCCAAATACCCACTCAAGACGATCCTCGGCGGCGCTTGGCGTGTCGCCTTCGTAACCAGCCAGAACGTAACAGCACACTTGGCGATGCCCAAGTCCTGCGCCCCTGAGCATCTTGATAGTCCGCTCGACGTGCGGTTTTTCGGCGGGGATGTCATACGCTGTGTGAACCACCTGAACGCGCATTTGGCCAAGACGGTCGGCAAACCATTGTCGGCAAAGTCTCGAATCCAGTCCGCCGGTAAACTTTGCCGGTCGCGGTTGTTTGTCCAGCATCGCGCAAACAGCTTCGATGTGGTCGCGGGGGCACGCGAGAAGATTGTTGTCCATGACTTCCCAGCCCGCCTTGATTTCCAAGAGTCGCAGTGCGCCCTCGCGCTGAGGCACCAGACAAAAGGGACAACGCCTGATACATCCGCGGCTGGTAATTGTAAAACCGTGGCGTACATAGAGGCCGGGCGTGAACTCAGCAACGGCAGAACCGTAGGCTGGTCCACCAAGGGCAACAGCATATCCTTGAGAGCGCCAGAGCGCGGCCAGCCACTTACTTTTCGGCATGTCCCATCCAAATACGCAGGACACATGGACCTCATCGCACGGGACTTTCCCCAGGGGCGGCCCGCCGAAAAAGACGAGTTCGTCAATCGGCGTATATGATGTCCGTCGCGGAAACACGCGGGCGATCTTCATGGGTGCTCCTCGAACAGCGTGCCCTCGCCCGCCCGGTCGCTGCGGGCCGTCGCGGGCCGCGCCTCGGCGTTAAGTTCTGCCAAGCGCCGCCGGTGCAGTTTAATCTGGCTCTCACGGATGTCGATGCTGATGGCGTGGCGATCGTTCTGCAGGGCCACGGCCATCGTCGTACCGCTTCCCCCGAAGGGGTCCAGAACCACGCCGCCAGGTGGGCAGAATGACTTGACGAATCGCTCGGCCAGGATTTCAGGGAACGGGGCTTCGTTCTCGTGCGCCAGTTTGCTACCCATGACGCCGCCGCCGACGTTGCAACGAATGAGGTTGCCGGGATTGGCGAGGACGGGTACGGCATAGAGGCCGTCGCGGGCGCGATCGCCGTTTGGCTTGCGGCGCGTCTGGACCTTGTGGCTCGGCCGCTTACCCTTCGACCGCACAACTCCGCCGGGGTCAACCACGGTGGCCCCAGAGTCAATGCTGTGCCCCCACTGGTTCACCCTCGCCCCGCTCGACAACCGATTCGCCATTTCTCCGCCTGGCCCCCACTTCGGCGGATGCCCGCAAGCCGTGTTGTCGCTCCACGGCAACTTGCCGCCGTTCGTAGCACAGATGATGAACTCATAGTCGTTTCTGAACCAGTCCGGCCCGCCGCTGCCGGGGATGCCTACCCGACAGAACGCCGGCGGCTTGCGCAGGCATACACCTGCCCGATGCAGGTCCGCCATCAAGAGGGCGGGCGTTGCCGACCATTGAAAGTGCCGCGTCCGCCCCTCGACCACGAACGCCACCAGCCCCTTGCACACGCGCAGGCTGGCCCGCGTGACGGCCACCATCCAGTCAACCCACGCTTGGCCGGAGAGGTTGAACCCGATACCGTAAGTTCTCGCGGCCTCGTAGGGCGGGCTGCCGAAAACAAGGTCCACGCTACCTGGCGCCATGCCGGCCAGAACTTGTAGGCAGTCGCCGCAGACAAGTTGCGTGCGGTCGGTCACGGTCTCTCCTTCCCCTCCGTGAACAGCGGCGCGTCATCGGCCTTCTCGCTCCGGGCCGTCGCCGGCGCCACGGCCCGCTTGATCCTGTCCACGGCCAAGTCGATGTATTCGGGCTTCAACTCGATCCCGACGGCGCGGCGGCCGAGTTGCAGGGCCACGGCGGCCGTCGTGCCGCTGCCGAGAAAGGGATCAAGGACCGTGCACGGTACGGGGGCAAGAGAACAGCCACAGCCAGCCTCCCAGCCAGTCGATCCAGGGCCTGGCAAGGGGTTGTCGTGATCAGCCCCGGTGGCCCTTGCTGCCCGCGTCCGGTCCCATAGGCGACGCGATGCTGCTTGTTTATCCAGCGCGACGGCCTTGCCGGTTGTCTCGCCGCCACACGAGCAGCCGGGACGCCAGCCGAGGGTCTTCGGGGGGGCGTACTCGGCGTAATAGGTATCGTGCTGAAGGGCGTTTGAGTTGTCGTGGCCGCGGGTGAGCCTTCCTGTCGGATCAGAGTTCCAGTCGCCGTATTGTTTGCGTTCCACCACGCGCCGCCACGGCGCGCCGCACGTGGGGCAGCAGCCCTTCTCGGAACTTCCTGCCTTGATGCAAGGTGACACGAGGCCCGGCGGGAAGGTGGCGAAGTGTGCCTCCTTATATGGGGCCGGGTTGACGATGAATGCCAGCGGCCCGTCGCCCTCGTCGTACAGGCCCCGAAAGGACTCGAAGAACCAGTCAGAGTTGCGGCGGGAGCGGCCGCCATCGTTGCCCCAAATGCGTTCGGGCGTCTCCCACTGCGAATGACCACCCCTATCCATCGGTCCGACGGCGCGTTCGACACCGCGAACATTACCCATTGCGTGCGGAGCCGTTTGCCGTCGCATCCGCACCGCCTCGCCGTCATAGAAGTATCTACTGTCCTTGGTGAGCAGGAACACGTACTCGACCGCCGACGTTGGCCGGTCGTTGGCGCTTTCTGGCATGGCGGAACGCTTGAGCCAGGGGCAGGCGGCGCGCAGCCACCAGCCGTCCGCCTGAAGGGCGAAGGCGAGACGCCAGGCCATGCCGACGAGGTCCTTGGGCTTGAGGCCGCTTGTGCCGCGACCTTGCCGGCGAGGGTATCCCTGCTCCTGTTCGTTTTTGTTTCCACTCCATCCACCCCACTTGGTGTCGGAACAGTACACGTCACCTTCATTCAGCCACAGCGTGCCGTCGCTTCTCAGCACTCGTTTTACTTCGCGGAATACCTCGACCATCTTTTCCACGTACTCCGCCGGCGTGGCCTCAAGTCCCAACTGGGCGTCGATGCGGCGGGCGCCGCACTTGCCGCACACGGCGCGGGCTTGATGGCCAGCCGAGCCAGCGTTGCTCAGTTGCTTGCCAGACACTGGCGTGTCGGTCTCAAACCGGCCCACCTTGTGCCCGCACTTCGCGTCGCCGCCCTCCCACGTCGCCGTGCCGTAGTCCCGGAGGCCCCAGTACGGAGGCGAGGTCACCACCATGTGAACTGACTCGTCGGCCATGCCCCGCAGGCCGTCCATCACGTCGCCCTGGTGGAGCACCGCCCGGCCGTCGCCGAAGATGTCGCAAGGTTCAGTCAACGCCTCTCTCCTCACGCCCGCCCGTCCGCGTCGATCATCGCCCGCGTCGCCCCTGGGCGATCCTGCGGCCGCCGGTTATGGTTCTTTCAGTGCCGCCTCGTCCCAGGCGTACCCGCACCGGCGGCAGGTTCGTTCCAGGACCGCAACTCGCACCTCTTCCAGGTACTGAGTGTTCGGTTTCAGCCGCAGTGAACCCGCGGGCTGAAACTCCGTGGCCACATCGGCATATCCGCACTTGGCGCACGTCGCTTTGGGGTTAAACGGTTTCATGGGTTCTCCTCAAAAGTCGCTTTCGTACCACTGGGCCTCCAGCAATGCCGTCTCGTAGAGCGCCACAACCTCCGCCAGGTCCGCGGCCGCGCTCTTGAGTACCGACGCCGCCCCGTCCGTGCGGTTGCGGGCTTCCTTGAGTTTTCACGCGACCATCGCGGCCCCAAGCGCGGCCCGCTCGGCGGCGCTCGGCTGCGGCTCGGTGGGGCAAGGGGCGGAGAGGGGCGTGTCGGTCATACTCCACACATCCCTTCGCAGTCCACCCATCCCTGCCCTACGAGTAGCGGCTCATCGGCCTCGATCTTCGCCTCCGCCAAGGGCACGCGCTGGGAATGAACAAAGACCATACCGCGGATGCCTTTGAGGTTGTTGCGCATCAAGACATCCATCCGGCACGCCTCTTGCCAACTCGCTGGGTCCAAGTCTCTCATGCGCTGCCACTCGACATTGCACCGGAATGGGCAATAGACACAAGCCGACCGTGGCGGGATCGGATGTCCGTGTGAGATCATCCAGCGCTTGCAGTCTTGGCGGGTGATATTCCGGTCCACCAACGGATGCTCATGTGTGACCCACTTCACTGGAGAGGGCGTTGCTCGCCTGACTTCGTCGGCAGAGATTCCCCGAATCAGAATGCACCGCTGGTTCCTCGCCATCAGTCCCCGGGCCTTGTGGCGTAGGGGTCGAATCTTAAACCTCTCTGTGCACACCCGGCGCAACATCCCTCGCGTTCCATCGGGGTTGATTGTGAACAGGGGGGGCAAGGGCGCGCTTTGTTCGCCGCGGCAAGACTGTTCCAGTGCCGCAGTCAATCCGTCCCCGTGTTGCACCTTCGCGAATGGCATTCCCATCTTCGACAGCAAGTAAGAGAGCCAGTGGTAGACCGCCTCCGGTTCGGCACAGGTATCCGCAAAGATGGCAATGTCCGCCCGTTCGATCTCGCCGGCCTGCATCATCATCGCAAGGGTTGACGATTGGACACCGGCACCGAGGGCCAGGACTCTGAGGGGCTGCAGCTCGGTGGGGCAAGGGGCGGTCATGGGCTAATACCTCTTTCCGCCGTGTTTCATCGGTCGGTCGGCATTGAACTTCATCTTGGCCAAGATCGCCTCTGCCACGCGGTATCCTCGAGCTTGGCCGTGGTCCATGACGCGAATCACCACGTCAGCCATTTCTTCTTCTACGCCGGAGAATTCGGGGATGTGGTCACTAGGCGGATTGCCGTGTCTGTACGCTTCCAGCGCCTCGCTGAGTTCAGAATGAGTTAGCGCGATGAAGCGCGTCTCATCTTGAAAACTATCGAAGCTCTTGGCTCTTGCGTTGGCCAAGACCTGAGTCGCCAGAAGGTTCCAGCACTCAACGAAGTCGCTCATGCTTTCGCTCTCCATTTCCGCAGGCCCCCGACCGCGAGGACTACGCGCCCTAGCCCGGTTATTGGCAGGCCGTCACCCTCTCGCTGCCGTCCCTTCCTGTGCCTCAATCCAATCCGACACATCCTTGCCCTCGCCCGGCAACTCTAGCACCCACACCTCTCTCGCCACGCCCACCAGCTGCGCCGCCACGTCTTGTGCATGTGCCTGGCCGGCGTCGTCTTTGTCCGGGATAATGCAGACGCGGCGGCCGGCAAGAGCAGCCCAAGTGCTTAGCCGACTCCATTTGCCGGCGCCACCGGGATTACACGTAGCGATGAGACCCAACGCCGCCACGGCGTCGGCGTCTTTTTCGCCCTCGACGATGAACGCCCACTGGGCAGGATCGGCAGCAAGCAACTCAGGTAGGCGATAGAGGACGCGCGACACGCCTTTGAGATCCCACAGCCAAGCCCCCGCCCCGTCGGGCCGCCGCTGGCGAAAGCCCTTGGGCTTGAACCTGACCACCTGATACAAGAGCGTGCCGTCTTGGCTGCGGTAATCGTACGTGGCGACGATCTCGCCGAGCGGGCCGGCGCCCTTGGCGCGCTTCTCACGGGGCGGGAACAGGGCAGCCATGCGCAAGCCAAGGGCCTGGACGATAGCGATGGCGCCACAGCCGGCAAAACAGTGCAAAAGCACGCGGCCGTCGGCACCGCGAGAGACAGATAGGCTGGCGTGGGCGTCCTCGTGGGCGGGGCAGCGGGCCTCCCAAGAGTTGCCCTGAGCCCGGACGCCCTGGAGGCGCGACAAGATGTCGGCGACGGGATCAGTCACGGGGTTACCTTCTTGGTGGCGGCGTAGGCGGCCAGGGCCTTGTCGATGGCGTCGGCCCAGGCGCGGAGATCGCGCTGCGCCTCTGGATCAGTTGTCATGCCCGCCGCCAGTAATCGCAGGTGACCCGCCGCCGGCATCGCCTTCGCCAACCGCTCTGCCTCGGCCCAACCCTGCTCGCCGTGGGCCTTGGCGGCGTTTGCCTTCTCGGCGAACTCGCGCCACAACTTACCCATTTCTTCAAGCGTCCACTTCCCCGTGGCGTCCCGCCACGTCGTGTCGTTGACGACCGCCCACGCCTCTGCGGAGTCTAGGCCACCGCGTTCGGCAAGGCTGGCAAGCGACTGAAAATGATTCCGGTGCGCTTGGGCCTCATGCGGTGCCATCACGGACCATGGCACGGTAGGACCGCCTTGGATGGGAAATATCCTCCCAGCCGCCCGCAGTTCCCCGATGCGCGCCTTGGCGGCGGCGAGTTGACGCTCCTCACATCGGCGGGATATGGCCGCGCTCCAGTGCCAAGGCCCGGCATCTCGCGGCCATTGCCAACACAGACGACCGCATTCGGTGCGGACTTCCCAGTTCCCATCCATCTTGACGACTTCCGCCCCGCAGTCGGGGCAATTCTCTGGCTCAGGCATGTTCCACCTCCACAAGACGCGCCCACCCTATGGCCCGCGCCAATTTCTTCGCACATGAAACGCCGTCCTTTTCGTCGTCGAACTCCACGATCTTGCCGTCCCTGTCTTCAAGGGGAATCTCAATTCTGGTTCCCGGTTTCCGCCACAAGACCTTCCAGCGTTTTGGTTCAGCCATGTTCGCCCTCCTTCAAATTTTGCTTTGCCTCCTGCCGCAGCATCTTCGGTACTGCCTACCCGATCCGCACGGGCAACGGTCCCTGCGCCGTATGCCGGCCAATGCCCGTCGCTCCCTTGGTTTCGGCATGGTATCCATGCACGCCACCATCGCGGTCAAGGCAGCAACAGACAGTCTCCTCTTGGTGCTCACGACTTCCGCCCCGCAGTCTGGGCACTTCGTCGGCGTCTCGGGCATCAGAATCTCCCTTCGTACCCCCTGTTCACTCAATGTTCACCGTCGGGCCGATGCCATGTTGCCAATCTTCGGCCATGTCTCGATATATCAGGTTGTACTCGTTGTCGCTGATCCGCCTGATGCGGCGCCAGATGCCGACAACGCGAACCTCCGTGCGCTTCTGGCCGTCCGGCCCCTCGACGATGCGGCACAGCTGGTCATACTCCGTCCAGAGATAGAGGACTTTGGCTGGTGGCGTCGCGGTCGCCGCTGTGTCTCCCCGTCTCAACTGACGCCTGCCTTCCGCTCTGCCTCGCGCCGATACTCTTCCGTTCGCAGGCAACGCCCGTGCATGTCATGCGCCGCCGACTTACAAAGTCCGTACGGACACCGTCGGGCAATCTCTGTGGCGTCAAACTCGGAGACGCCGGCGTGGCGCAGGCATTCGACAAACCACGCGCGCTGCTCTTGGAGTTCCTGACCCATGCTATTTTGTCACCTCTGTCACTGGCTCATATTCCGCACACTCGATAACCCGCCCCGAGACCGGATGTTTACTACACCCTGCCGCCGTGGCGTCAAGAATCTTATGCAGCGTCGGGCTGTCCCGCGGCGGCGCGCCGGGGAGGCGGTGAGTGCAGGTATCGCAGGGGCTATCCACGCCCCGCCCCCTTCTCGCCCACCAACTCGTACACCGGCGGCCGGCTATGCATAGGCCGCACGCCAATCTGCTTGACCCGGCCCTGCTTACGCAACTTGCGTATCCGCTTCGCCGCTCCGTCGTACGAGAGGCCGTACTGCTTCATCAACTCGCGGACCGTCATGCCGCCGCTGGCGAGAACGGGCCGGTCTCCCGCCATCGCGTCGCGCCACGCCGCCAGCACGTCGCTCTCTGTGATCTTGCGACTCATAGACATACCTCTTGCTCACGAGCCGGAGAGCGCACCCAGTGCCGAGTGTACAAATCCGAGTCGCCTTGCCGCACCACGCTGCCGCCAATTTGGGGCATAGACTGCCGAGCACCGGGCAGGCGGAAGGCGTAGGGCGTTTTGAGTTGCCAGGCCGGACAGGTGAACGCGATACCGTAGCCCAGGCTCGTCGGCACACGTATCTCGATGTGGCGGTGTCGGTGTCCGCGAATCAGCACGTCGGGCGGACGGTGTCGCCAACGTCCCGCCTCGGCGTAGGCTTCGGCTAGTTCTTTCATCACGGCCGTGCTCTCGTAAGTCTGGGAGCCCGTGGAGCCGATGTGGTGCGTGCCGTGCACAAGGCCCTTGCCGAGCCGAATCCACACCTCCCATCGGGCGTGTCGGCCGTCGCGGTCGGGCACGGCCCCGAGACGCTGGGCCAGGCGCTCTTCCTCAACGCCGCTCGGGCCAACGTGGGCCTCTGTGCCGCGGATCATATAGAGGCGGCCGCCGCACGCTCGATAGATGGGCGCCAAGACGCGGTAGGCAATCTCGGCCTGGTCGGCGAGGTTGTGGGATATCTGCGACGTGCTGCCGTGGTGGACGCCGTCCAGTGTGTCGCCCACAACAAGCACGGCGTACGGCTCGCGGTGGCACGCCTTCGGCACCCAGTCATCCCAGAACTCTCGCCACCATGACCACACGGCGCGCTGTATCCGAGAAGGCCGATAGTGGCCGCCGTCGTCAAGGGCCGCACCGTCGGGCGGACACAAGCCGAGCCGACACCCGCAATGCAAGTCTGAGACAACAACAAGGTTGTGTATAGGTCGATTAGCCTTACTCACTTGCTCTCCTTTGGCACACGCCACGCCAGCCAGCCCCAGATCGCCAGTCCGGTATAGACCGCGAAAAGTGCCGCCTGCTCGTAGGCTCCAATGTAGAAATCATAAACCAGCCACGCCGCATCGGCGATGGCCCAAACAGCAAAGCCCCATCGGATCTTGCGGATGTTTGCAACCGTCGCCACAAGAGAGGCCAGGGTGACGAGCCACATCATGTTTTGGCTCCAGTGTCGGCGGACCTGGCGCCCGGCCTCGCCGCCAGCCGTCTCACCTTGCCCCGCGGCACCAAGTCTTGTATCTCTATCACCCACGGCGCCGGAATGGCCACCACCTCCGACAGGTTCTGGTTGCCGGGGCACACCGACCCGACAATGATGACCTTCTCGGCATCTTGCTTGACGATCCGGCCGACGGTGCGCACCGTACCGAGCGCCGAGTCGAGGGCTTCTTCGGCGGTCATCCAACGATTCGACGACGCGGCGTCATGCCACGTGATCTCGACGATCTTCGCGATGCTGTGACGTTTGGCCATTAGTCGATACCCTTAATGATGGTCTGGTGCGGGATGCCCAAGACGGCGCCGAGAGCCAGGATGTCGTCGGCGGCGCCGCGACGCGTGCCGGGATTGGGCGGCTTTCGCAGCAAGAATGTTGCCGGGTCGAGCCGCCCCGCCGCGGCGAGATAGGCATAGTGCAAGGCGCGCGTCGTGTCGTCGCTGGGCCTGGGACGGGTCACATGGACTCCTTGGAGCGGACGGGCTTGTAGGCGCAGGGGTTATCGGGGTGTCGCTGCAATCGTCCGGCAGCAAAAAGTTGTTCGCCGAGATAAGCGGCGGTCGATCCGGGCGTTACGGATGTCCAGCCGGTTTGCCAGTCAAGATACTCTTCGGTTTCGTCCTCAAAGTGGACGAACTTCTCATCGAGTAGCGTTGCGTTCAGCCTGTCATTCTCTTTCTCGGCGGCACCTAATGCCTCTCCGGCCTCGCGTACCGCCACGCGAGAGTCGGCGACGGCGGCGTCGGCTCGCGCGGCGTAGGCCTCGGCGGCGACGCGGGCCGCGGAGGTAATAGCCAAATTATTCCGCAGGTCCTCAATCTCGGCCCGCTGCTTATCCCATACAATCTCAATGACTACTGGATGGGCCAAGACTCGGCACTTGAGACAATGTGTGCCGTGGTTAATCAGCGATCCGCATTGCGGACAAACGCGGTACATCTTCGGTCCATCGGGCGGCCAGTTCGCGGCGAGTTGGTTCTGAAGCATGGTGACGTGGGCCTCGGCGGCGCCGGCGCGGTTCTCGGCTATAGCCAAGAGCCACCCATACCGGCCCTGCTCGGCCACGCGATAGAGCGCCTCGGCGGCGGCACGGCCCTTGGCTTCGGCCCGCAACTTAGAGATCTCGTCGGTGTCGGCGCGAAGGTTAGCCTCGTGTTCGTCTATGGCCGTCAGCAGCGACAGAATGTTAGCGCGTTGCCGGGTGCACCGCTCGTCCAGTTCCTTGGCGCGCTTCTCGACATGGAACAACCGACCGTGGGCGACAAGAACGGCGGCATTGGCGGCGTCGCGCTCTTTCTCAGCCCTCTCGGCGCGGCACACCTGGCAATCGTCATAGTCGTCACCGTCACCGTCAATGTCGATACAGCTCAAGAGATACCGGCGCGCGTGGACGCAGTCGCAGCCGTCCGTTTCCGCGCCGGGGGTGTCGAGAAACTTGATGCGGGCCTCAGCGGCGCCGGCACGCTTGTTGGCGGTGGCACACTGGTCCACCAGCGTCGAGATAAGCACGTCAACGCAGTTGCGGCCCGCGTGTTGACGTACCAGGGCGTTCAGGTCCAGGCCCGCCGCTTTCGCCCAACTGAAGCATGGCAGGATATAGTTATCTTCGTAGTTTCGCCACTTGTCGGTAGCGGCGGCAAGTTTTCGGCTCAGCGCTTCCACGGCGGCCGATCCGGTACGGGCTTCGGCTGTCTCGGCGCGCTTGTCGGCGCTATCGCGCTCGGCCTCGGCCTTATCGGCGTGGACATTAGCGTCGACGGCCCGCTTCGTGGCCGCGTCCCTCTCGGCCCGCGCGGCGTCACGCTCATTCTCGGCAGCGCACTTCCACGTCGACATCTGGCACAGTTGGCTGTTCAACTCTGAGATGGCGGTGTCGGCGCTATCGCGCTCGGCCTCGGCCTTCTCGGCGCGTTGCGTGGCGTCACGCTCACGCCGAAGCGTTGCTTCGTATACTTGTTGGTTAGCGTCTGCGTTTATTGTTGCCAAGTCTTGGGCGGCCCGCAGAGTTGCCTCGGCCTTCTTGGCACGCTCTTGGGCGTCGTCGGCTCGTTTGGTGGCGAGGGCGTGACGCCCCAGTACCCCGTCACGCTCGGCCCGCATCTTGCCTAACTGTACCGTCAGGCACTGCACACCGCCGCGCTGGTGGAGCCAGACCACCCATTGCTTGTCCGCGTTTATGCCGTCGTCCCGATCTATCCATTCACTTCCGCAGTCGGGGCACGTCGGGCCGGTCTCGCCGGTGGCTGTGGCGGCGTGTACTTTCATGGCAGCGAGTTCGCGCTCGTAGCAGGCGGGTGGGCGAGATTCCCATTGCCAAATACTAAGAGAACGGCGAGCCACGCGACCACAGTTCATTATGGCCCGTTCAGTTCCGTCAATATTAGTAAGTCTCGTTCCCAGAGATGCCCCGCAGTCGGGGCACTTCGTCGGAGCCGTCTCGATATCAGCCATTGACCTTCTCCTTTTCACCCGCCGCCCTGTACCGCGGCATATCGTCCAGTTCCGCCGGCAACACGCCGCGCTTGACCATCGTTTCCGTGTGGGCCAGGAACATCAGATTGCACAGCACCGCCGCGGCGTGATCCTCGTCGTCGTCTCCCGCCGCGACGGCGATCATGTGCCGCATAGTGCTCTCCGTAGTTCTCGCCAGGGGGATACCCCGCTCCCAGTTGCGGGGGTTGTACTTCTGGGCGCCAAGGTCTAGCCACGCCACAAGTCGGCGCAGGGCCGCCGTGGGCGGGAAGTCCAGCGACAGGGGCCGGCCGGCGATAACGAACATGGCGTTCCATGAGGCGAGGGCGAGCCAGTCGGCATCGGCGCGACCGTCACGCCACGCCTGGAGGTACGCCCACGCCTTCATCAGCGTTCGCGTGCCATCGAGGTTTGGCTGTCCCTCGTGCGCGGCCGCGGCGTCGGCGAGTCGCCACAGCCAGCACGGGCTCAAGAGACCAACCGGCGGCTTGTCGCCGGCGGCGTCGCGCACGGCGCCGGTCGAGAACTCTTGCCGGGTGCCGCTGTCGCGCATGGTGGGGCTGAAGGCGGGTGGCGGCTCAACGTCCGTGCCGGGGCCGCCCTGGATGTAGGGCTTGGAGCGAATGACGGCTCCGGCGGGTGACGTGGTGCCACTCGCCACAACGCGCACCGGGGCGACAGCACCGCCGTCAAGGTGCAGAGGAAACTTCGGATCAATGACCACGTTGTCTCCTTTGGTTAGAAATTCGATAATGTACTCATCGAGTCTGGGTATCAGCACTTGCAGGCGACGGCCCAACTCTTTGAGCCAGTCGGGCGTAGCGTTTTTGATTTCTTGCTGTGTAAACCTGCGATCAAACATGTACCTAACCCTACGCCAGTCGTCGGCGGCGCCGGGCGCATCGGCGGGAGCAGTGCTCTTGCGGACGGAAACCCTGGCAGCCTTGCCAGCATCGAGAGCATCCCATCGACCGTCCTCGCGGTACACCCTGAACGGGGGTTGCGTGCTCATTTGCTCTCCCCTCTCAGCCTGTGGTACTCGTCCAGGAACAGTGCCTCTGCCGCCATCGGCGGGTGACACTTAATCCTTTTCTGCGCCGCCCGGTCCGGTCGCACGCCGGCGACATACATCTTCCACAAGCCGTAACCCATGCCGAGCCGGGCTGCCTCCGTCATCGTCTCAATCTGATCGGCCCTGTGGACTATGGCTTCCTCGTCTTTCGTTGGCGGCGCGATGCCGAGGTCGCGTAGGATGGCGGCCTGGAAGCGGGCCTCGATCTCGGCGTAGCCACCAAGGGCTTGTTTGATCGGCGTCGCCATGTCTCGCAAGCCGCACCCCTCGGCGGCATCGTGCAAGAGGCCAAGCAGCTGAATCCACGGCACACAGTTGCCAAGTATTTGCGCCGTGCGGACGCAGTGCTCGGCCACGGTCAATCGTGGATTGGTCTGACCCGAGAACCGATACTCGCCGGCGAGGCCGTAGGCGACGCACTCGATGGTGAAGGTGCCGGGCGGCGGGTCGGTGTGAATCGGAACCCGCGCGTGGCTGTAAATCTCAATCCATGCATCGGTGTCGGGGGCGGGGGGCGACTCCACGGTGCGGATAGCGCCATCGTCGCCGACAAGGTGTCCGGGTGGCCAGTATCCCCGGCCTGCGGCGGCCTGCGGCGCGGCGGGCAAAACGACCTTGGCGGGAGCTGTCCAACACCAAAAGCACACGTTGCCCGTATTGTCGACGGGTCGTCCACACTTGCGGCAGTAGAGCATATCTACTCCTTTGCCAGACTGTACGGGCCGGCCCGGCTGGCTAGAGAATACGGCGGTCGCCGGCGGATCGACGCGGGTAGCGACTTCGGTAAATACGGGCTGGAGTGCCCTATCGTTTCTTCGGCGGCCACCGGCGCCTTTTTCTTGCCGCCCGGCTCGCCCCGTAGCGCCGTCTTGCATCGCTTGGCACACCCCTCGGCGGCGCGGGCCCTGGCCTTAAGTATCGCCCGGTCTTTGATGTCCTCGCCGCCGAATAGGCCTCGGCGGTAGGAGTCGAGCAAGACGTCAAAGTCTGTGATCTTTGCACTCATCGACCGCTTCATGGCAAGGTCAAACCGCTCGTACATATCTGCCGTTCCGTCTAGCACCAGCCAGTACGCATCGAATAGGTACTTGCGCGCCGCCGCCTCGGCGTCGGCAAGTTCCCGAGCTGCTGCCGTAGCCGGCGGCGCCTTGGGCTGCTTATGCTCGGCGAGGGACTGTTTGCGCTCAGCGAGCGACTGGTTAATCATGGCTGATACCAGGCCGGCCGCCAAATCCTCGATGGCCGCCACCTCGGCGACGCCGCGCGTCATGTCCGGCGGCAACTTGTCAGCCAGATATGAGGCTATCGTATCGTGCACGACTTCGCGCGTGCGGCACTGGGCCAAGACCTGGCGCCAGTGAATACGGCGCTGCCGCGACGTGATGGTGTACCATTCGGCTGACTTACTCACTCGTCATCCCTTCCTGTTCCAGCGTCGGCTCGGAGGCCACGATACCCTCCTGCCGTGCGTTGATCGCCCGTGCCACGTCGCCGGCACTGCGGGCCAAGACGTAGATACCGCCGAATCGCGTCACCATCTTCTCGTAGTCGCCCTGCTCTCGCCGCTGTGTATCAGCGCCGGCCTTGACCTCGACCTCCAGCCGCACCCCGTCGTGCGGCCGGTAGAACACGGCTTCACACCGCGGGCACGTGGTGGCCATGCGCAGCCGCAGGATGCCGGTCAAGTCGGCCTGGCCGGCGACGCCGAATCGCACGAGCCGGCCGCCGTACCTCGCCGCGCCGACACTGGCCGGCCAGATCCGCATGTCGGGCCGCGTGCCGTACTCGGCCAGAATGGCGCGAAGGATGGTGTTATGGTTATGACCCATTGGCGCAGTCCGAATCAAAGGCCGTCCGAGAGCCTTCCCAAGTTCCTCGCCACCTCTTGCTAAGTCGAATGGCTCGCTCTACAACCGCGCGGCTTTTACATGATTCGCTCTCGCCAGGACTCTCAGTTCTTGCCGCCGAAGCAAGCAAGACCCGACCCGGCGAGAGCGCTTCTGTTTTTGTGATCATATCCCTCTACCTCGCCGCCCGTCTCGCCTTCTGTCTCGCCCGCTGCCCCGCTATCGCCGCCCGCTGCGGCCCCAACTCTCTCGGCAACACCCCCGCCTGGACGAGCCGCCGCCGCGCCAGCCGCATCACCCGCGCGTGCGGCCGGGCGAACTGATGCAGTTGCTTGTCGGTCAGGCCGGCCAGGGCCTTCAAGATGATGGCCGGGTTGTTGCCGACATGGTCGGCGGCCAGCAGGGCCTTCTCGAGCGCCGCGTAGGCCGAGGCAATCTCTTGTTGATTGGTCACGGCTTAAGCCTCCGGGTATCGGCGAGTCGGGCAAATCTAGTGTCGATACGCCTGAATTTGGCCTTGATGGCATCCGCGTCGCCGACTCGACAAATCCGCCCCAGCGCCTTGGCGTACCTGATTCGCATGTCGGACGAAAGGTTGCAACTTATCAATATGTCGGCGCGGTCCCAGTCGCCAAATTCGTCCCGGTAGAGCGCTAGCACTTGCGCCTCGATGCTCTTTTTCTTCCTCACGATCTCCGCCTCCTCGACACCCTCTCCCAGTAGTCATACTCCGCCGCGTCGACGCCGCGAAAACTTACCCACCACCAGCGCCGCGCCGCCCTGTACCACTGCCGTAGTTGTCGCATGGCCTCTCCTCAGAACGGCGAGTCGTCGTCCGTCGCCCCATCCCCCGCCGCCTCGCCCTCTGTCGCCGCCACTCGCGGCAACCCGAACTTCTCTCGTATGCTGTTTGCCTTACCCGCCCCGACGAATCCCATCGGCCACACACCGAAGATGTCCCGATACCTATAACTCGCCCAGCCCCGCTTAAAGCCTTTTCTCGCGGCGACGGCGACAAGGCTCTCGTACACTTCGCGCTTCTCGGCTTGGCCGGCCTTGGTAGCGTCCAGCAGATCCCCCCCCGCGACGACCGGCCACTCGCCGAAGCGCTCGTGATATTTGACCGCCGTCCATCCGTCCGCGAAGCCAGCAGCCTCGCGCTCGGCGTCCAGGAGTCGCCAGATCTCCCGGCGGTACTCGAAGGTCGAATCGTCAAACTCGCCCAACTCTCCAGGCTTCGCATCGGGCCTGCGGTGCTCCGCCGCCACGGGTTGCCAGCCACACTCGGGGCAGGCGTACCGGGCTGGGTCGAAGTAAAGCCCGCACGCCTTGCACCGTCGCAGGTTCAGCGGCTCGTCGCTACCGACCTTCGAGCCGGGCAGGATCGAATAGGTGAGCCGTCGCGTGACAAGGCCGTGGACGTGGTGGTTGCCGGCGTGGTCAAGGACGATGGCGCCGGCCTTGCCGTCGCACACCCGCATGATCCGGCCGAGCATTTGTAGGTGAAGGTTAAGGGAGGCCGTCGGCCGGGCCACGATGGCGCATTCGAGGGCGGGCAGGTCCCAACCCTCTGTCAGCACTTGGCAATTAGAGACCACATGCGTCTCGCCACTGGCGAGTCGGGCCAAGATATCCTCTCGCTCCTGGACCTTCGTGCTGCCGTCAAGGTGCTCCGCCGGTATGCCGGCCGCCACGAACGCCGCCATGATCGTGCGGCTATGCTCAATGTCGACCGCGAAGCAAACCGTGCGGCGCCCCGCGGCGCGGCGCCGCCAGGTCTCAACGATGTCGCCGATCAACTCCGGCCGGTTGCTGCGCTCGCCAAGGGTGGCGAGGTTGTAGTCGCCGGCGATTACGCGGATGCCCCGCAGGTCCGGCGAGTGCGAGGCCCAGACGCGGGGGGCGTGAAGCCAGCCCTCGGCGCAAAGCTCGTCGGGATAGGCGGCGACGACGATCTCATCAAACAGGTCACCGAGGCCGTGGCCGTCCAGCCGGAACGGCGTTGCCGTCAAGCCGAGGCGCAGGGCCTGGGGGTAGGCGTCCAGAATCTCCCGATAAGTGTCGGCCGTAGCGTGGTGGGCTTCGTCGATAACCACCAGGCCCACGTCGGCGGGCATCTCGCGGCGCACCAATGTCTGGACGCTAGCCACCTGAATCGGCGCCAGGGGGGCCGGGGGCACGCCAGCCTTGATGATGCCCACCATGCCGCCAAGGCGCTCCAGGTGGGCGGCGGCCTGCTCGACCAACTCCTTGCGATGGGTGAGCCAGAGCGTTGGGACGGCGAGGCGGGAGGTCAGGTCGACGGCCATAACCGTCTTGCCCGAGCCTGTCGGCGAGACGAGGATGGCGCGATTGGTCAGGTTTCCGCGCAGGACACGGATCGTCGCCTCGACGGCCCGCTCCTGAAACGGCACGAGGGCGAGGGGCTGGCCGTGGGGGGCCGTCGAGGTCCAGCCGCGATGGGTGTCGGGCGTCGGCACAGTCAAGGCTTATCCTTCAGGGGCATCAGGGCACCCTCTCCGCCGTCGAAGCAAAAATAGATGGACTTCAGCCGCTCCGCCTGATGCCAACTCTTGGCGCCGGGCAGGGCGTCGATGAGTCGGTAATACTTGCGGGCAATGATGGTGCCGGGCCGAAGTACAACGATCCCATCGTCAGCCGTGACCGTACTGCCGCACGACTCGCAGGTAACGAGGCCGGGCCGAGTCTTGGGATCTGTGGGCCACGCCAAAAGTAAGTCGGCGTCGGGCCGAACGATTACGCCGGCCGCGCCAGGACAGCCACGGTCGGCGGAATCGGCCTCGCCCGGCGCCGGCACGGCGACGCAAATGCAAGCGTCGCTCGCATACCGGACGCCCTTAGACACCCACGGCTGCGACAAGACGTAGTGGCCGTTATCGTTATCGGCAGCACAGAACGGCTGAAGGTCGATGGTCATTTTCTCGCCCTCGCTTCCTCCCCCAAGTCGCACCTTCTGTATCCCATCTTCCACAGCAACTCGGCGACGGCGCCCGCGGTCTCGTTCACGGCCGGCTCGTCCAGGTCCGGCAACGCGGCGTGCAAGACTTCGTGGGCGGCGCCGTCGAGTAACTCTTGACCAGCCAGCCGAGCGTGCAAAACAATCAGTCGCCTATCGAAATGACACGCCCCGTCGTCGACCTTCAGGCGGCGCCACGTCGTGCGCCACGGCTTGCCGCGGATGGTATGCCGGATGATGGGCAGATTGTTCACGCTCTCTCCCTGGCGGGCGGCGCCCCTCGACGCCGCCCGCCCGTCACAAAAAGTGCACCACTACTCGTGACGCCTTGCTGTCAAAGAAAAGGTCCGCGTGGGCGCGGCTTGCAGTTAGCGGTAGGGGTAAGCGCTCCGGCTTTCCCGGACTATCCCCAATCGAACGCAGGCTGCCTACGGCGCTGCGGGCAAGGGTTCCTGGCGTTAAGCGAGGCAGTCACCGCCGCCAGTTCACCTACCGCGCGACCGAGCCTCCAGTTCCTGGGCTGGCCCCAGGCGCTGCGGACCTCTTTACTTTGCAAAGAAAAGGTCCGCCGGTCGGATTCCCGCAGCGCAACGCCCGAGGGCGGCTGCGACCACTGCTTGCGAGCAGTACCGACGTTCAGGGATTTTCCCGGACGCGCCAGGGCCGCAAGTATTACCCTCGACCACACGCCCGGCAGCGGACCTATTCACTTGTCACGGCTTGTCATAGCGGTATGATCTGGCTCGGCCCGTCCTCGCGGACCCGCGCCCACTCCTGCGGCGTCACGTCCGCAAATGCCCGGCCGGAGAACATCTCGCCGACGATCCTGAACCACTCCCGCTCCAGGTCTTTCTGCTCCAACTTCTTCCCGCCGCCACTTGCCGCGAACGCCGCCCATGCCTGGTCCATCGTGCACGCGAGGGCTGCGGAAACCGCCGCCGGAGCCGGAGCCTTGGCGGCCGGCGGCGCCGTCGGTGCGCCAGCGGGCTTGGCGGTCTGGACAGACGTGCCGCCGGCGTTGGCGCGGAACCGTGCGCCGAGCCGGTTCTTAATGGCCTGAGCCTTGGCGTCATCGGCCCGAGTCACGCCGCCGCCGCCCGTCGAGCCATAGGGATTGAGCCACTGGACCTTCAGGCGTTCCTTCTCCTCGAACGTCTCGAACTCGCACGTGATCTGCACCGGCTTGGTCGATAGGGCGGCGACGTTGGCGGCGCTGGAGTATTTTGGATCGTCGCTCAACCAGAACGGATCGGCGCCGTCCCATCCGAACGCCGCCTTGAGGGCGTCGATGGTGAAGGTGTTGAGTGAACCATTCTTGCATTCCATGTACTGCCACGACGTGATGTGCTGGCCCTCGCATGCCGCGAAAGACCCGTCGGGCTGCTTCTCCTCGAACACCTCGAACTTAACAATCAGTGTCGTCAGGTTGTTCTTCCCCGTCTCGTCGATGCCGCGCTCGATGGCGCGGGCGTGAAACACGCCCTCTCTGTCCAACTGTGACATATATAGCTCCTTGTTGGCCCGGCGCCTTGCCGGAATTCTATTTCTCGCAGATTGCCGCTAAGGCAATTTGTGCGAAATACCCTACCCGAGCAACTTCCGCCACAACGACACATCGCCCTTGGTGAACACAATGGTGTCGGCCAGCGAGCGGCTCTTGGCCAAACACCACGGCTGCTCTTGCGGGTAGATCGTCCGGCTGCCCCTACCCTTAGCAACGCCGTCCTTGGCCACCTCGATGTCGTACCCCAGGAACAGCACGTGGTCGCACCACTCCTTGACCCGGGCCCGGATCGACTGCTTCTCGGCGTGGTATAGACGCGGCTCGAACCGTAGATAGTCCTCGCCGGCGGGATTCGGCACCGTCGCCGTGCAGTCGTGACAGACCAAGATGACATTGCGGCCGGCCCGCTTGTGGGCATCGAGGTCAGCGAATAGACAACAGAACTCATCGTACAGGTGCCGGTAGCCCTTGCCGTAGCCGTAATCCTCGATGCGATCCGCCGACTTGCCTTTCTCCGTCTTGACATTCGCCAGTACCCACGTCAGGCACGCGCTCTCGGCGGCGGTCAGACTGTCGATTACGATGGTCTTGATCTCGTCCCAGCCCGGCGCCGCCAGGGCGGCTCTCAGACCAGCCCAGTCCGTAGCCGGAATGATCCGCACGTCCCTGCCCTCCAGGTCGCCAGACTCGGCCAGCACCGGCAGGCTGTCGTCGAGATCCGCCACGGCGATAGGGCCGGGGGCCAAGAGGGCGAGACTTGTCTTGCCGATGCCGCCGGGGCCGTACAACTCAATGGCGTGGCCTGTCGCCTTGCGGATGGTGGCGAAGGCGACGGCGCCGCCGGCGGGTCGCGGCGTGCTGCGGGGCCGGGGGGTTGGTGGCGGCGGCGTGGGGGCCGTGGCCTTTGCGTCGCGGGCGGCAAAGGCAGCCGCTTCGGCCGACTGGCGAGCCTGTTGCGCATACACCTCGGCGCTGTGGGGAGTCGGTAGGCCCGCCGCCGCAGCGTTGGCCAGCGCGGCCGAGTCGGCGGCGTCGGCTGCGTGGTCATCAGCCCTCTCAATGGCCTCGCCGGTCTCCGGCGTCGGCGGCTCGCGATTGATCTCCTGGTTATCGGACGCATCGTTCGCGGCTTCCTGCGCTTCGGCGTCGTGTGCAGCATGCTCACTGAACGTCGGCAAGGGCAGCACCGGCGTGGCCATCAACTCGGCATTCAGCGGCAGCGGCGCCGCGGTGGGCGCCGCCGAGTGAGCCATGAGCCTTGCCGGCCCGCCGACATTCCATGTCTTTGGGGGGCCTGCGGGGGCCGCCGGCGGCGGCGTGGGGGCAGTCGTACGGGGTGCGGTCATGCGGGGTCTCCTCTGTTACAGTTCCGGGGGTCCAGCCGACGCCGCGGCGGCGCAGGCTTGAGTATTATCACCGCAAGGTCGCGGAGTACGCTTCGGCCCACACGTGAATCGCTTTAGCGTACGCGGTCACGGTAGCATCGTAGGCGTTCACAATCTTGGAGTGATCGCCCACGATTTGGTCGATCTTCCCAAGTTGGGCGTGAGCCTTGACGGCCTTGGCAGACGCAGCCAGAACGGCTTTGTATGCCACATTGAGACGGGCGCGTGGCGTGGTAGCGGTCATGCGGGGTCTCCTGGTACGGGGGCGGGTTTGCCAGTGCAGGCATCGTGATACTTGGTGGCCGCCACCAGCATGAGGCGAAGGGCCTCAGTGTAGTTGGTGCAGGCCAGTTTGTAAGCGTTGTACGCCTCCATGCCGACGGCATGAGCTGACTGGACTTCGGCGAGGGCGGCGGCGCATTTCTTGGCGCGCCACGGCGGCCACCATTGCGGCGACGACGGAGGATCAATGGGCGGGCCAAGGGGCACGCGGCTCATGGTCTCGCCCATGTAGGCCATAGACAAGGCGCCCATGCGAGATCTCCTGGGGCGGGGGCGGCCAGTTCCGGGTGCACGTTCTCAAGCCGCTTATATCCTGCCGGCGGCGAGTCACCATCCCACACCGTTATGCCTTGAAGGCACAGATCAGCATACGAACACCACGGACAATTCCACTTACTCACGCTCGCCGGCCACAAGTTGTGGCAACGCCGATAGCGAAGCAACTCGGCCTCTTGACAGACTTCGCGTTGATATGTGGCGAGCTCGCCGTCGGTGCGGGCGATCTCGCGGCGCCCGAAGTAGAAGTCGGGCCGCTCGCCGATGTCCTTGAGAAGTCGCGCGCCGAACTCCTCGGGCGTCTGGATGCGGGCCTGGAGGACGTAGCCCTTCTCGGCATCGGCTGAGAGCCGCGGCGTGCCGTCTTTTTTTATCACCCGCTGGCCAGCGGCATCGAGTACGATCTTTAAGCCGTCGGCGTCGAGTGTCGGCACCTGGACAGGTCCGATACTTGGCCGCCGCGTCGCGTCGTACAGAACGCGCGAGACGTTATGGCCGTCCAGTCGGGCACCGATCATGTAGTGGCTGATCTGCGGGTCGCGGCGAAGCCGCAGCCAGTACTGCGACTCGGGCGCGATGTCATCGCCCGTGGTCTTGCGTTCAAGGATTGACGACACGGCGCCGGCTATCACGAGGTCGTCGATCTTGCCGGCTAGACGAAAACCGCGGACGCGCTTCCCGGTGTCGGGGTTCCGCAGGATATGGCAGAAGGCGTGCTCGACGCGGACATACTCTAGTTTCTCGTCTTGATACCGCCACAGGTGGCCAGCCAGAAGGTTCCGCACGGTCTCCCGCTCGACACCCCAGGCGTGCGGGTCGGTGTTCTGCGGCACGGCCTCATAGGCCAGCAAAGCGGCGTACGGATCGCCCGGCGGCGTGCCGTGGGCACGGGCCAGCCCGCCGTGAAAGACCGTCCCGATCCTCGCCAAGGGCGCGTCGTCGCGGTCTCGCGCGAGACCTTGCTCGTAGCGAAGCCAGTGCTGATAGGCGCAGCGGCGAAGGCAGACGAGGCGCGAGACAGTGAGAAGGTTATCGGTCGGCATGGTGCCCTCCCTTGCGATTCTGCGGATACTTCGCCTTGGGACCGCCGGCACTAAGCGTGGCAGCCAAAAGAAGAACGAGAGCGGCGCCGCCATACAAGAATATGGCAATTAGATGATTCCACGGCTCAGGCAGAGTAATCACGCATTCGCTCCCATGCGATCCTGCGCCCCGAACGGCTCCTCGCCGTCCATCGCCGCGAACCCCTCCTCCAGCCGCTCCCCGTACGGCCTCTCGTCGGCCGGCCCTTCAACGCCTAACTCCTCATCCTCTTCCTCTCGCGCCCTAGCATCTTCGGCGTCAAGTCTCGCGTAGTAGGCGGCCATGTGTAGCCTCTGATCCTCGCGGCGATGCGCCAATTCTTCGGGTGTCAATTCGTCACGGCGCGGTCGGCGGCGGCGGCTCATCGTGTGCCTTTGTCTGGTGCGGCGTCGCCGCCGGAAGGGTTGATGATTGCGGCATCAATCAAGTCTTTCGTGTGGCCATGCGCCCGATGGCAACAAATCCTCTGCTTGTTCTGCTTGTTCGTCGGCCCTGGCGGCCACCTCGATTGCAATGGCTGCGGCATAGGCGTGGCGGTCATCAGGATCAAGACGAGAAACCAGGGCGTCGGCGGCATCGGCGCGACCGTGAGCGCGTCGGGCTATTTGGCGTGCATTGCGGCACGCGTCACGGAGAGCGCGCCGATCCCTCGCCACGTCACCGTTCAGGATAGGATTTTTAATTCCCCTTCCCCTCGCAACTCTAGAATAAATGGTATCTAGACTGGCCTCGGCCAGAGCCTCCTGCTCGTTGCGTTCTGATACCTCTTCGGGCGTTAAGGGGCCTTCGCGGTCTTGGATTTGCCTAAATTCTCTCTCTGCCTTTTGTTGCTCAGATTCTTCGGGGCGCAGATAGTTTCGGCGTGAAACCGGACAATCCGCGCATGGCGGTACTGGGCAGCTCCCATCGCGCGTTTTCTTGCACCACTTATTCATTGATGCTGCCAGCACTCTCTTGCGTAACTTTCTGGTGCGGCGTCGCCGCCGGGTCGAGCCATATCTGTATATCGAGAACGGTTTGATCTGCGGCGTCGAGGCGATAGACCGGATAACAACCGCCGGTGTGCCGTGACTTCTTGGCGGCCTCGCGGATCTCCCGCAAGAGGTCTTGCACGTCGGCGTCGGTACGTAGGATCAGGCAGGGCATGGTTAGGATCTCCCCAGTGCGGCAGCCACATTGATGCCAGTCCTGGCCGCACCCTCAAGGCGACGGGCAGCAGTCTCCAAATCTCGACCATCATTCCGGTCTGGTCGAAAAACGAGATCCTGGAGTACGCCACCAACTTGTTCCTGATGTAGAAACTGGACCGCATCTATGCACTCGGCCAGCCGTGCGCTTATCTCAAGCCGCCGATCCGGCGGCGAGCAGAGTACGATTCCGCCAGCAATGATATCCGCAAGGCGCTTCTGTTCATGGAGCAAGAGTTCTATAACACTGGCAAGTTTGTTGAACCGCGCCTTCATGTTCGTTAGGTCGGAGGTCATCAAGAACTTCTTTCCGGTCTTTCGTATGGCGTCAGGCTTTTCATCGTGCACAACGTGTACCATAATGCCGAATCTCGCCAACGCCTTGTGCATCTCTGCTTGCTCTTCGGTGAGTTTGTCGCCATTCCGCTTGACTTCTAAGGCGAAGCCCCTAGACCAACCCTTGTCCATAACAAGAAAATCCGGCCAGCCCCTCCGCAAGACTTTCCATCCTCGCTGCCGGAGAGAGTCGTAGATTTCTCGCTCGTAGGCGTTCACGCGCCATCCCCCATCGCAGCCTTCACCTTCACCCAGTACCCCCGCGTCGCCGCCCTCTCGGCGCCACGCGGCCCCCCGTTGTGAATCCTGGCCAACGTCTCCGGCCGCCAGTCCTTCGCGTACCGGGTCCAGTACGCAAGCACGACGCGGCGGGCGTACGCCTCGCCGCGGCAGTCCTGGTACGTTCCCGGCACGCGCGCATCGGCCCAGTAGTCATGGTGAATCTGGTAAGGACCGATGGCGCGGCGCTGATCGCCGTCAGGGGGATTCGAGGCGCCGCCAGATTCGACTTGGCGGATAGCAGACAAAAGGGCGGCAACGGAGGACTGTTGGCCCCCAAGGATCATGGCCTCGCCGCGACGAATCACGGCATCAGCTTGCGAGGGTGTCCGCTCCGTTGCCGCCGCCGGGGCGGGGTCGGCACGCCGCCGGGTGTAGACAAGACCCGCCGCGCGGTTCATGCACGCAACGGCGGGGAGTTCCCGAGACTGGCAGCGAGGGGGAGACGCCGCCGCGGCCTCGGGGTGAACAGGCAGGCCGAGATCGAGACTGGCCCGAAAGAGAAAAACGAGGACATTGACGACGAAGAGCATCAACAGCAGCAGTCCGATGATCAGAAGTCCCATCCTGATCCACGGTGGCCTTTTGTATCCTCTCCCGGTACGGTAGACCATGTTTATCCCCGCTCGGCACTACACACTGTTGAGGCAAAAACTAACGCTTGTCGCAATGTAAACGACCAATGGGAAGCGGTTCTACCATGTCAAGAATATTGGGATCGTCATGTTCGCCTCGGCGGTCGCACCTCTCAAATGGGCGACCCTCTATTGGATTGCGGGGACTGCCTCTACCACACCTGGAGCAGATTTGACTGAGGTGTCGTGTGTGGGCGACACCACAACCCAAGCACACATGCTCTTCGCCAAGATTCTGCTTCCGGGCCATTTTGTGTTCCCCGGTAAAGTGCCTTGAATTCTTGCCCTCAACTCAGTAGCGTAGGGAAATGTGCAAAAGCGTAGGACGTAACCCTACGCAATCTGGCGGGCGGTCATTGCCGATATTGAGAGTGTGTACGAATGGTGAGTCTAGATTCAATGTGGGCGTGTGCGGCGGGGGATGCTTTTTTGATTATCACAAGCGCGCGATGCAGGTTGTCGTAAACTCCGACCCTGAACGCCTCGCCCCCCGCAACGGCATGCCGCCCACCGCCACGAAGATAGGATTTCAATTTCTTTTGCTCCGGGCCATCGGGAAGTTGATGCACGGCGCGTTTTACTTCTGCGGCGGCCCGACCGTCAATCTCTGATTCCCACGTGGCCCCCAGGTTTGCATAGGCCTGGCCCGACGGATCAACGATGTTCGCGGCGTGTACCCATTCGGGCGAACGGTCCATCAGAAGCAACAGATATTGCAGGCCGAGGCTGTGTCCGAAGGCATACTCGGCGCCGGCCCACGTCAAGATGTAACCCGGCGGCGCCGGCCTGAGCAGCCTCGACGACTCGTCAGCCGGCGGCGGCCACGCCGCCACGGCGTCGGCGGCGGCGTGTAGTAGTGTGGCGACTTGCTGCTGGGTGAGATCGGCGAGGTTCAGGGTATCCTGGGTTCTAGGCGTGAGGGGGGTCTGGCCGGGCCGGGGCCGAGAAGCGATGGAGAGAGTTCGGCTTGGCGAATGTTTTCTGCCCGCGCCTCAAGATACGCTGCATGAGCCTCTGCGGGCGTATCGAAAGAGCCGAGAGACCGCTGGCGACGATTGGTGTAGATGTAGGCGCCGAACCTGTTGGCCACGGGGCGAACCCCAACCGGCAAGTCGCGTCGGGTCGGATTGCGACGGTGATGGTTTCGGTGATTCAGAATGCCAGTGGCGAGCCGGAGGTTCGCGCGTCGATTATTCAGCCCGTTGCCGTCACGGTGATCGCCCTGAAGCCCATCCGTTGCGCTCAGGAGTACGCGGTGCATGAGGACGTGGCTCGGACCTGGCTCGTCGTCGTCGCGGCGTCCGCGAATGGCGTAGAACGTCCCGCCCCTCTTCATGGCGTACCATTTCCACTGATTGAGAAACGCAAAATCCGCGGCATCCACAATTGCTGTTTGGCCCAGAGTGAGCGGAATCAAAGCCGTGTTTGCGCTAGACTCTAAAGACTTTTCGTAAGATACTGCCCGAACAGGTACGAAGTCTCCCTGTGCCAAAATACATCCAGATATGTGAGACGTAACATGTATTATCGGACGTTCGGTCAACAAGTTACGAACCCTCAGTGCCGCATAATACGATACCGACTAAGCCGGTCAGCGTCAACAGAAATTCCGAGAAATTCCGGCGGGCATAAGTCTCGTACGGCAAAAGACTTGCGTACGACTAGTCGTTGCCGTCGGGTGGCCCGAACCGCCTGGCCAGCGGATGAGTTCAATCCGTGGGTTGACTCTCGTCAGGAGCCGGAGACCCCGCCGGCACCGGAACCGGCCATCCAACGATCTCCCCCTTGTCCACCATAACCACTTTTGGGGTTCCTGGGTACAAAAATCGGACACCGGCGTCGCCGGTGGGTCCGCGCCCTCTTTGAGGCACCTTTTTGATCACAATTTTGTATCTCACCAATTTGAATCCGCCCGCCAGCGCCGCCGCAAATTGTTGCCGCGCGAGAGGTTGGTAGATGATGAAGCTCTGGATCGTGCGCCCCGCCCGCGTCGTATCTACGTACTGATATGTGCCAACATAGACCAACGGTATTTCCTGGAAGCGCGTGCCGTCGATTTGCTTCGCCGTATCGATACCGCGGACGTGAAAGAACACTCGCCCATTCTGGATAATGGCCTCATTCTTTCCCACAACCTGGAGCACCGTAGCCCCGTCGCGGAAAGTTCGCGGATCAGGGCTAGTGCTAGTCGGGACTGGACCACTAAGGAGAACTTCGCCAATCTCGGGCGGTTTTTGTGTAACGAAAGGCACCGGATTGTCGAATGGAAATCGACGGGCAAGGGTGATCTGGGCTAATCCTCTGCCAATGTCGAAGAACTTGCCATCAACACATGCAATTTTGTCCTTGAAATAGCCGTACTGTTGATCAATCCATGACGCGGTGACTTGTCGCCCCCCATAGAAATAATCCGTTATGGTGGCCGGAACCTCTACTGCACTGGCAAAAGTCGCCAGCAAGATCAAGTGGTGTGCCGCCACGCTCGCACATCTCGTGGTCGTCGTCATCTTTCGTCCCCCTTTTTACCGCCGACGCGGCGGCACCCCTTTACTATACCCCGCCCCGCCTCGGCGTCAAGTTTTTTCTCACAAAAACTGCCCAAGGTCCGATAACCCCCAGGACGCGCCACGATGCCCCAGGCGCGATTCGGCCTATCCGAGGGCCACCATTGGGCCCCGCGTGGTGTGGTGGCCAGGTTCCGCCAGCCGGTTAAGGCCCCACGGGGGGCCGCGCGCCGCTTGCGGCCAGTCGATTCTGAATCCAGTCCGCAAACCATCGCGCCTGACCCTCGCTGATTGTCACGCCGCACACCTCGAAATGGCCAGGTAAGTGCTCGGCCCAGAAGTTTTGAAACCGCTCGTTAGGCCGAAGCAGGCTCTTGGGAGTGTGGATGGTAAACGACGAGAACTTTCTTCGCGTCATTCGATTACCCTTCTTTCTTGTAGGGCCGGCCGCCACGATTCAACATCCGGATGCCGTGGGCCTGGGCGGCATCGCGCACGCTCCGGGCGTTGACCGGCGGGTCGCGGCGCCACTTCGCGCGGGCCAGGGCGGCGATCCTGGCGGCCGCCAGGCCCTCGGCGGCCTTGGCGGCAAGCCAGGCGAGGCGAGCGGGAGTCCACCAGACGATGCCGGGCATATCACACTCCTTACATGTGCATCCCAGGCCCCTCCGCAGACGGGCGAAGGGCGGGTCCGCTCAGTTGCGCCGGGCGAAGCCCGTAACGGCCACCTGCAAGTCGGCCGTGGCCTCGGCGCCGATCTTGGCCCGGAGGGTTCGCCACAGCCTTTTCCGCATGGACCGCGATGCACCCCTCAAGCGAGCCACGGCTTCTCCGGCCAATTTGGCCAGATCGGGCGGCAACAGGGCAATCCGGGCGGCAATCCGAGCGACCTGCTTGGCCTCTCTCTCGGCCCGCGAAATCTCGCCGAGCCAGTAGTCAGCTTGGTCATCTTCGGCGCGATCCTCGTCGGTCGTGCCGCAATCTTCGTCGGCGGCCACCGCCGCCGCTTCCCATGCCTTAACCTCCGCCTCCCTCGCCCTGACGAGCGCCTCGATGACCGCCGTTGGTGCTTGGCCGCCACCTTCCGACACAAGCACCTCTTGCCCATCGCGCCGGACCGGCCACCACGTTACGCGGGACAGTTCCTCACCGTCCTCGTTACATTGAATTTCGTCGAGATAGTAGGCGTGACGATGCAAGTCGTGCCCCCACGCGATCCGGCCGGTGATGTCCGGATGCGCGTCAAAGGCGTCAACCCAGGCCGCCTCTGCCGCCTTCTGGTGAGAGTTGCCGCACAGGCATTGCTCGTTTCCGACGCGCTCGAATTGAATTGCATCCACCCGAATTGTTACTTCGATTCTTACGGTCGCCATTTCAGGCCCCTTTCCTTGTGCCCCAGGTCCACATGCCCAGGCCCATCCCTCGCGCTCACGCGAGAGGGGTAGGGCGCGGGCACCCGTCACGTCCGGATGTAAGCGTTCAGGCCGAGCGTGATGTCCTTGCCGTCCACCTGGACGCCGGCGAGCCGCAGGTTGCCGCGGGTGCTCGCCACCACCAGAGACTTCCCCGACTTGCTCGCCGTCGGCGTCTCCAGATCCGCCGTCACAATCAACTGCTTCCCCACGATCTTTGCCGTTATAGCCATTTGCGTATCCCCATGCCGGTCGCCCCGGCGGGCCTGCATCGTCGCCCCCGCAGCGCAAGGGCGAAGGGCGGGTCCGCTCAGGCCGTGGCCAAGCGCTTCAGTATTCCCGCGAGGATGATGCAGTTCTGCACGGTAATACCAACGCACCAATCATCCTCCGCAAGGTACAGCACGCTTCGGAGGTTGACTGGCCGGCAGCCCGTGGCGGTGAACGCAATCTGCTCCGCCAGAGGCTCGATGCCCGCCCCGCTCTGCTCCTCACGCCCGTCGTCGCCGGGTGTCCAGTTTGGATACATGCCGCGCACCACCTCGGTGGCCTCGCGTTTCGTTCGCACGCAGACTGCGCCGCTATCGTTCATGCCCCTCGCGTACCAGCGCCGTCCGCCCGCGTACTGCTCTAGTAGTTCGTGCAGTGTCATTGCGTGTCCTCCATGCGACTATCGCCCGTCGCCCGGCCGCCCGCGGGTCTCTCGACGAGGCCCAGGGGCGGGCGGACGCGCCCGTGCGTTGTTAGTCTGCCACGCCGCCGCAGACTTCGATCCACTTCTCCGAGAGCGCGGCCGCCACATGCCGCAGCGGAATAGCCTCAAAGGGTGTCCCGAGAACGTTGCCGAGCCACTTGACGACAACAAACGGCTCGTGCTCTGTGCGCTCATAGTATTTTCGCCATTCTTTCGCCTGCTGTAGCATCATCGTCGTTCTCCTTACCCTAGTGCTGGCCCCCGCCGCCGTCTCAGTGTGCCAGCGCGCCGGCCGCCTCGGCACACGTCATGCCGCCCGACTTGAATGCCGCCGGCGGATACCCCGCTTCCTTGGCCGCCTCGATGCCGGCCAGGACCATGGTGGCGGCGAATGTCTGCTCGGCCACCTCGGGCATCCCCGCCGCGAAGGCTTCCTTGGCGTCAGCCAACGCCTTCGGTACGGCGGCCTTGACGTGGGCGGCCAAGCATTCCCGCAGGTCGGACGGGATAGCCGTGAGCCTGTGCGCCTTGAGATACTCCATCGCGCCGCCGAGTGCCGCCGCCGTCGCAACCTCGCCCAGCCCTTTCGTTGCCATTGCCCCGTCCTCCTATTCCTGTGCGCCCTGCCCGCCGGGCGCCCGCGTGTCCGGCCCCCGCAAGGGCCGGTAACGGAGACTCAGCCTAGCGGCGCCGACCGGCCTCATCCCCGCAGGTGCAATCCTTCTGACCGCACAGCGCCCGCCACACGCGCCGCACCTGATGATGCTCCGTCTCGGTGCGCTCCCAGGCGGGCCGGGCCATGATTGCCTCAAATCTCTCCGCATTCCGCACCCGGATGTACGTATTGTGGAAACTGTTACTTAGGGTGTCCATTGTCAATCCCCTTTGGCGGCGGCTTGCCGCACCTAATCCCCAGCCGCAGCTGGGGGGAAGGTGGGACAGGCTACAGATCATCCGCCGCCGGTTCTGCCGCCGCGGGGAGGGGCGTGGTCTGCGCGACCCGAAACTGGACGCCGGTTCGCTCGTCAAGCCCCGAATAATCCCGATCCGCCCCATCGTATAGCCAATCAACGAGTATGCGGCGGATAAGCGCCAAGGGACGGCGGGCGACCCATCGTCCCGCCCAAAACTCCCGGCCTATTACGCGCATCCGACCTTTGGCTGCCAAGAGGACACACACCCTGCCGGCCGGCTCTCCACGATCATCGTAGAGCATGATGTCGCACGGCCTCGCGTTCGTAGTCGTCATGTTCGATCCCCTTTTCTCTGCGCCCTGCCCGCCGGGCGCCCGCGCTGACTGCCATCATCACTGCCCCAGTGCCGCCGTGCGCGCCGCGTCAAACCACACGGCCAATGCAAGGATCAGGTCGTCGCGGCTGGCCAAACGACCCGACCGCTGACGCTCCTCAGCATTACGTACTTGGCGGTAGGCGGCAATCTCGACGGGCCGGTCATCGTGCCGCGGCCGCCCTCCGCCCAGCGTGCGCGGTTCATAAAAGCGGGTTCTTTGCTGGAAGTCCTTAATGTGCGCCCACTCGTGCAAGGCCAGTTGATAGGTGGCTTCGGCCCGTTCAAGCGGGTCGAAGTTGGCGGTCATCTCTGCCACTGTAGACGCGTCATACCATGTCGGCGCCCGGCCGGGCATGGCCACGGTCAGGCGGATGTAGCCACAGTCGGTGTTGACCTTGTGACCCCGCTTGTAATCATAGCCGTCGCGGCCGCCGAAACGCACCCAGTTACAGTCACATGCCTCACCGCTCAAGTAGCGGCCAGCGGCAACCTTGACGACAACACCGCCAGTCCGCGCCCCGACGGCCCGTCCCGCCGCAATCAGGAGCGGGGCCAAGATCGCATCGGGCACTCGCGTCTTGTTATACAGTTTCACCTTTGATCCCCTTTGTCTGGTGCTCCCCTGTTGACTGCCTTATCTAATCCCCAGCCGCAGCTGGGGGGAAGGTGGGACAGGCTAGACGATGATGCCGTGAGTAGCCATGGTGCGCGCCACGATATTCCGGCACTGGCGCACCGTACGCGGCTTGGCGGGTACGTGTCGCGGATCCGCGATAAAACTGTCAAGGACAGCCAAGCCACCCATCAGCATACGCCGCGCCCGATTCGGCTGTTGCCGGTATTCGGCCGCCCACTCGGCCGCCCATTCACGCACCTCTTGTGGTACCGTTAGCCGTGCCATGTTCGCTCTCCCTATTCGGCGTCCCGCCGCCGTGGCGTCCTGTATCTACTGTAACTATAGCGGATATTCGCCGCGTTGTCAATAGATTTTGCCAAGATTTATGCCCCGCCGCGGCGTCGTAAGTCTTTGTGAAATAAAGGGTTACGACAAAACGAAAAAAGCCGAGCATTTTGTGCTCGGCTTGTTGCGTAAAGATGGGCAAGACGGTGAGTAGCGCGCGGCGGCGCGTGGTATCTATACTAATGGATATTGTGACGGCCTGGCCGCGGGTCAAACGACCCGCACGATGAACATCAAGTAGACCTTGGGCGGATCGTTGACGCCGCCGGCGGCGGGTCCCGTGACTTTCGTTTTCCACGTCGTGTAGTCGTCGTTGTAGGCCGGGACCGATCCGTCCGGCAGCCCGTCGCCGACGACCTCCTGGAGGCGGCTCCAGCCGCGCGGGATTTGATCGGTCGTCACGCTGTTTCCGCACCACATCTTCACCGTCCCCAGGGCGTCGTCGAGTATGTCTGAGATACACACATAGAGAACGCCCGAGGCGGGATCGTCCGGGTAGACCGAAACCTGGCCGGGCACCTGGAGCACCTGGATCACGTCGCCGACCACGAGATTGGGATCGCGCGCCCCGCACTGCCCGGCCACCACAAGCGAATCGACGTGCAGCAGGACCGAGAGGTCCGTCGTCACATCAACATCAGTCCCCAGGCGGTCGCGGCATGGATTTGCATGCGTCCAATGCTGTTCGTTGCATCGGGGACCGGCGGGTCCATAATGATACCAGGGGGCATAGGCGTGCGCGGCGATCTTTGCATAGCCGATACTTAAGGCGGGTAGTTTGCGGTCCACCAGCGCCCATGCCAGGTCGGTGTCCACACATCCGTAGACGGGCGTCCGAATGACGCCCTCGCCGCCATACCAGGGCCGCGACCGCAGGCGGGCCGTACTCGTCGGATCGGCCTCGACATAGGTGTGCTCGATGTGGCGAAAAAACACGCGGGCCGGCGACGCCGTGCCGGCGAGGCGAGCCCGGCCGATCTTGTTCTGGGCAATCGGCTCAATGGCAATAGCCAGCAGTTCCGCCGGGTCGCCCGTCGGCGCGCCGCCGTTAAGGCACCACTTATTGGTAAACTCGCCGACAGAGGCTGCCGTGGCGTCGGCGACAGCCCAGTCGGCATCGCCGCCAGCATTCTTCAGTTCGTACAGCGTGCCCGTGACGGCCAGGACTCCGAAGCGCCATAGGTCGGCACCGCTGCCATTGCGAATCTGCACCAGCCCGGCGCCAAGGCCTGGCACGCCGCCGCCCTGTTCGGGGGCGGCGCGCAGGTGTGCCACCATCGCATTCCACGGCCTCGCCGGCAAACCGCGAAGCCGCTGCCCAGGAATCAACTCGCCGCTGGCCATGTGCGCCCTCTCGTCGCCTCGCTACGCCCCAGGGAAGATCGGCGAGCCGCCGGTGCCGATGCCGAGCACGCCGAAGTCGGTCACGGGATAGAGTTCGTCGGTGTGCACGCCAATAACAACGGGCACCTTCTGCTCAGCAATCACGTACTGCCTATCTGCATATATCAGCGTCACATTATCCCATCCCTTAATGTCGATAGCATCGCACTCGCCATATACCACGCCATCGATGTTCGGCCGGGCCTCGAACTCGAAAGTCAACTCGACATCCTGGTCCTCGCGGGCGCCGCCCGAGATCCCGCACAACTTGACCTCGCCGGGTTGAAAGCCGCGAAAGATCGCCTCGTTCAGCGGGGCCTTGAACCGAACACCAATGAGGCCGATCATGTAGGCATCCGTCACTGTCGCGTTGGCTAGTACATGCGTCTCACTCCATCGAAATGACGGCGAGTCCACGTCGGCGCCCTGCACGTTCTGGCCGTCCCAGCCCAAGACGCCGTCGGTGTCAACGACGGCTTCGCCGGTTATCGCCACGTCAGTCAAGTGCTGGGCGCTGGGCACGCTCGTAATATGAAGCGTACCCGACGCGCCGATCTGAATCTGCGACCGCTTCTCGCCGACGGCAAGGGGCTTCACGCCGGGGCTGTTCTGGTACACCACCGCGGCATCCCACACGCACGTCGGCTCGTCGGCCTCATCGATGTAGGCCGGCGTAACGCGCGGCACCTGGCGCGTGAAGCCGTCGGCTGTGGCCGGAGCAAAGGCCAGCACCGCCGCCTGAGCCACGGCGGCGTCGCTGGTGCCGGTCACGATGTAGACGCGCCGCTCGGATGTGTCGCTGCGTTCGCGGCTTTCAACTTTCTCAATAACGTCGGCCATTGGGTTAGTTCCCTGTCACCAGTACGCCGGGGTCGATGCCAACCTTGCGGGCAATGTCCTCCATCAACTTTGTATGCTTTTTGAGTTCAACCAACTTCGGATCGCCCTGCGAGCCGACACCCATAAACTGCGCGCCGAAGCCGCCCGTCATTTGCCGCACCTCTGTCCGCAAGACATCGGGCATCGCCGCGGCGGCGTCCTCAAGAGCCCTTCGCAGCACACGCCGGTAAACTTCGTCGCCGACGCCGAGGCCGAGCCGGACACGCAAGTCCTCTTCGGTGGCAATCAGGCGCTCCTCCGGCGTGGCCGTCGATTGCGTGAGCTCCTGAATCTCCCGGTAAAACTCTTGTATGGAGCTAACTTGATCCCCGTACTCGGCGGCCAGGCGGTCGCCGGCGTCCTCCATGTTCCGCCAGCGCTGGTCGAGGTATTCCTTATCTTCCTCGACGCCTTCCTTGGCAATGTCCGCAACCGTCTCGAAGTAGGCCACCACGTCGCGGTCAGAGCCTTCCGAGATTTCCTTCCATAACTTCGCGTAGGCGTCCGCCGCCTCGGCGACGGCAACCTTGGCCTCGCGCCAGAGTTGAATTTGCCCGAGCACGGTTGCCCTGAGCGCGTCGTCGGTCGAGGGATTCGCCCACGCCTCGGCCGTCAGCTTCTTGGTCTCCTCCTCGATCTTGGCGAGTTCTAAGGCCAGGTCGCGGAGGCCGGACGTCTTGGTCTCGGAGCGTAGACGGTCAAACACATCGACAAGTTTAAGGCCGCCCTTCTCTGATTCGGCGATCAGCCCCTGGAGGCCCGCGAGCGATTCGTTTTGCGACGCCACCGACGGCTTGTTAGCGAGGACACGGACGAAATCTTCCATCTCTTTAACAAGCGGCAAGGACCGCGCCGTCTCGGCTGCGCGATCCCACTCGCCTCGGAAGGCCGCCGTCGCGGCCGTCGCGGTCTCGATCACATGCCGCAGCCCCCGGACGCTCCCGAAAATCCGAGCAAACAAGAGGTCATATCCGCTGATGTCAATGCCTGCTACTGCGCCGGCACCCACGCCCGCCGTCGCGCCGCGGATCTCCCCCGCCATCTTGCCAACCTGCTGCTTGGCCTTCTCCAACTCGGCGCGCAGAAAGTTCTCGTCAATGCCGATCTCGACGAAGGCCAGCCCTTGCCGTAATGATCCCGCTGTTGCCATGTGTTAATCTACTCTCACGCCGCCCGCCGCGATCCGAACGCCTGGCGTGCTATCTTCTCAGGCATCTTCTTGTTGACCGCCAAGACCCACGCCGCCGACATGAACGGCCGCCGCGCGTAGTTCACCGTGCGTGTCAACATTTGCGGACCGAACAATTGTTCACGCAGCGAATTGGCCCTGTCCGCCATCCGAGGCGTCGTCAACTTTACCCACACCGCCCTAACGCCCGCCGTTACGGCGTCATGGCCTGTCGGCGAGTCGGCCCATACCGTCTTAGCCCGAATCGGCCCCGGCATTCCGGGTCGATACCATCGCCATCGCCGATTGCGTATTTTCCGCGTCCCGCTCCAGCCATGTTCATGGACCGATGGAACGTTCCAGCGTTCCGGCTCGGGAGCAACGCCGGGACCGAAGCCCCAAAAGCCAAGGTAGGACTTATGTGGCCACGCCTCGGCGCCGACGACCACGGTGTGTGTAGATGGATCCACTTGCGAGTAGATGTGTTTGCGAAGTAGGGCACCGCGCTTGGTGTCGGCGTGGGCATGGGGCGGCTGGCCAACACCAGACGAACCGCGCCGATACCGCATGAGTGTCTGGGCTGTTCGCCGCACCCATCCGCCGAGGCTCGCTAGGTAGAAGGTCTTGGCGGGGCCAAGCATTGCCATGACCCGTTTCTCGAAAAAGAACCATCGCTTAGTCTTGAACAGGCCCACAATAATCGACCTCAATCTCGGAGTCGGGTACAGGAAAGGCGTGGTATCCAGGACAGCGTGCGTTGTCGGCGTCGTGTCGGCACGTCTGGCAATCGCCCCAGCCGGGCGGCGGCTCCCAGGGACCGAGACGAATCACTTAGTGGGCACAGGCCAGCATAGTAGCCCCCTGCCCCGCTCCTACAACGCGGCCCCGACTGTCAACTTGCCGCTCGTCGAGTGCAATTCCGTGCCGCCGTCCTCGACGTAGGCTTGGATCGCCCAGTCGCCGGCCTCGTCTAAGTCGCCGGCAATCGTCACGTACCGCAACAGGCCGTCGGCGCCGGTCGTGGTAAAGTCGGCGGTCCACGTCTTGGTCACGCCGGCCGGCGTCTCGGCATGAAACTCCTTGACGGTTGCCCCACTGATGTTGCGCGGCGTCACGCCGTTGGTCGTGACGAGGTGCTCGATGATAAAACCGATGTCGCCGACGCGAGCCGTAGCCATGCTGCCATCCTCTTCCTACGGGATCGTCACCGTCGCCCGAGCCGTACCGGGCATTTGCACCGCGGCAAGCCGGGCATACCCCGCCTCTACCGTCGAGACAAGCGTGCCGGCCATTGTGACGGTCATCAAATGGTCGACCGCCGCCGGGGTATAGGGCCAATAGCCGAACGGCCAGTACCCGGCCGGCCAGTACCGCATCGCCCAGTAGCCCATGCCAGTCTCACCCTATACCGCGTGACCCTACGCCAGCACGCTCGCCATCCGATTGCCGATACCGTCGTGCGTAAGAGTCAGAACCGTCGCCGTGCCGGCACGGTTCTTATACGCCACGGTGCTCGCTGCTAGGTCCACCACGGCCCTGTTGATGCCAGCGGCCATAAGGGCCTTCAGGCACACGTCAAGGGCGAGACCGTCCACGAGCAGGGCGTTGGCGTTGAGAGTGGAAACGGTCACGCCGGCAGTGCATAGCACGTCATACCCATACCCAATCGACAGCGCACCCGACTCCTGCGCGTAGAGGCGATACCGCACGCCGTCAGTCCACGCCGCGGCGTCGATGGAAGCCGTCCACTGCCCCCGCGCCTTATGGGTGCCCGTCGCCGCGACCTGTTCCGCCACATCCCAAGTATCGTCAGCCGTCTTAAACCACTTGCCGATGTTCGCGCCCGACATGGCAATAAGATAGAAGTTGGCCACGCCGGCAGTGATAGGAGAGCCGTCGGCAATAGCGACCAGCGTCGCCCCAACCGTATTTGCTACACTGGGCAGTACCTCAAGCACGGATCACACCCCTTCCCGCTTAGGTGCCCAGGAACGTGATGTTCCACGTCACCGCCAGCGTGTCGCCGGCGCCCTTCGGGATGTCGGCGCCGAATACCGTCATGGCCGCCGTCTTGGTCGCATCGGCCTCACCGGCATTCGTGGTGTTGTCGCACCAGCCCATGCGGCGAATCGTCCCTGTCGCTTCGGCGGGAGCCCACGTATGCGTAAGTTTCAAAATGTTGGCGCTGGCGCCGACGGCCAGCGTCGGGGCATGGGCAGAGCCAGCGATGTAATCCGCCACGGCGGGGAAGGCGCCGGCGCCGTTCTTGGTGGCAGCCGTCGAGGCCGAGCCGAGCTTGAGACCGTTCGTCCCCCACGGCGCGCCGTAGGCAAGCTGGGCGAGATAGATATCGCCCACGTCCGACACGAGGTTGTGGACTTCTTGGCGCTGTTTCAGTTGCCCATCCGGGCCGAACAACTCGGCGACGACGTGGCCGTGAATGCCGACCTTGTCATTAAATACGCTCAGCAGTTCCATCACCCTTCCGCGGCCAAACAGTTTTCGCACGGCATCCACAAGCGATGGGGGCATTCCGCCAACCTTCACGCTGTCCATCGGCGACAGATTGCGCCCGACCCGCTTCTCAAAGGCGACAATCTGGCTCCAGGCATTTCGTTCATCTTCGGTCATGTGGGACGGCCTAGCCTCCAGCCGGGCATCAAGCAGGCGAAGCAGGTGACGAATCGAATCATAGAGTTTAGACATTGGAGGCTCCTAGTTATGTGCCTGTTGCTGTAGGATCACGAATAGAACCGCCGCCTGGACGAGTCCGAGCAGTGCCCCGTGAGCGTCGTCGGTCAAGCCTTCGGCGTCCGCGATGGTGCGCGTGAAGTCAACGATACGAGTCGCCACGTCCGTCAGGCCCTCGGCGTCCGCAATCGTCCGCGCGAAGTCAACAATTCGGTCGGCCGAGTCTGCAATGCCAAGGGCGTCGGCCGCCTCGCGCACGTACGAGGCGACACGCGAGGCAGCGTCGGTCAGGCCCTCGGCGTCGGCCACAGTGCGGACGAAGTCCGCTACGCGGGCTGCCGAGTCGGTCAGGCCCTCGGCGTCCGACGCCTCGCGGACAAAACTCAGCACAAGCACTACGGCATCGGTCAGGCCCATTGCATCGTTGATCGTACGGCTATACAGAACGCCGCCCGATGGCAAGAACGCCGGCGCGCTAATCGTCACCACAATCCAGCGATCCAGGTCGATGGCAACCGCCGCCATGGCCGGAGCGCTCACGGATGCCAATGCCCAGTTGTCCAGCGTTCCCGTATCCATCAAGCCACCGCAATGTCATCGAGGTAGAGGAGTCCCGTCGAGGCCCCGTCTTTGATCTCCAGTCGCACGCGGCAGAGACCCGTGTCGGTCGGCGTCACGGGCGTGGCCGAGAACTGGTGATAGTTCGTATCGGCGGCCGTGATGTCCACCGACTCGCTCGTATTCTTCAGTGTAGTTCCGTCCGTGTCCCAGATACTTACCTTGAGCAGCCCGTTGAAGCCTGCGGCGCTCTTGGCCCAATAAAAACTCAAGGTAAACTCCGTGTCTGCCGTGGCCGGGACGTAGAAGTCCCAGTATCCGTAGGCGGATGTGGAGGTCGGCGTCAGCTTGGCGCATGTGCCGGTGCTGCCGCGGGCCTTGGCGCCGGTCTCCTTGGCGAGCGTGGCGCTGCCGGAGGCGGTTCCCGGCAGCCAAACCGTGCCCGTCGTGGATCCGCACACCACGCCGAGGAGCATCTCTCCAGCGGCGGGTTCCGGTCCGTGCTTCGTGTTGGGCACGGCAATCGGGCCTGAACCGCGATACCAGTCCATGTAATCGGACTTGTCGCCAAGTTCCCAAACCGGGGCACGGCCCTCATAAGCCATGCCGGTTATCTGGTTATGGAAATTGACATTGGTAAGTTTCACAATGCCGGTGCCCGTCGTTATGTTGGAGAAGCCGGTGGCGCGGTTGCCTCCGACGCCGGCCCACACGTCGCAATTTTTGAGCCAGAACGTCCCGCCGCTATGGGTCATGTGGAAGCAGAATCGAGTATCTGCGATGCCGCCGATTGAATAGTCGGCGGTCATGGTGCAGATATGATCTGCCGGTCCAGCCCCGGAGGTCTTGATCAGGCCGCCGCTCAGAC